TTCAATCCGACACTAAGACAAACCAGTTCGGTGTTGATTCGCAGTACAAGATCGAGGTTTACTTACAACACCGCGATCTTGTTAACAAAGGTGTCTCGCTTGCAATTGGCGATTACTTTTCGTTTAGTGACATTTTCTACGAAGTTGCAGAAAAGTGTTTCATGCGCAACATCTACGGCTTGCCTGAGCACAAGGATGGCGTCAAGTTGATCGGCACCAAGGCTCGTGAATCGCAGTTCAAGGCACTCACCATCGGTCCGACCGACATCAGCAGGCCTGATCCAGATGCGGTGCAGACGAAGTTCTACCAGCAACGTGGTCAAGCGTCGAACGCTGAAGGCGTCACGGGCGATGTTCGTGACCTGCAGAACGACAATGTGCTTGGAGAACCACTCACCGGAGCGAAGGAGGTCACCCCGCAGGGTGATGATTCTGGTGCAGGTGGTTCATCGTTCTTTGATGAGTGAGGAGCGATATGGCAACCCGATACACGGCGAACCCGCAATCACGTTACAACGTTCCATCTCTTCCTACGGGATACCAGAGCAAGTCGACGTCTGATGTCTTCATCCCAGCGGTGGGTCTTGAGGATGTTGATAAAGGTCTTTTCGATCTATTCAACACGCAGATTCCAATGATGGTCGACACCGATGAGGGTGATACCAAGCGTGGTCCTGTCGTGTTCTACGCGGGTGAGAAGTGGGCGCTGAGCAAGAAGCTACGTGCGCTGCGCGATCGTAACGGTTCGTTGATCCTACCCTTGATAACTGCGGTGAGAACGACAGTTCTTCAGGATTCCATCAGCGATATCTCAGGTCGTGGTATCAACCAACAGACGGGAGAGATCGTCGTTCACAGGAGGCTCGATAAGTCAGACAGGCAGTACCAGAACATCATCAATCGTCTGCTGCTCAAGCACCAATCCAACCTCGCAGTGTCTCTGGCCGACGCTGATGCGGGTCAGTTGACAACGTTGAGGTCAATCGGAGATCTTTCGGATGATCCTGTTGTCAAACAAGGAGGCGTGCTGATTCCTGATCGGCTCAACAACATCTACGAGACGATCGTGGTGCCAGCACCGCAGTTCTTCACCGCGCAATACGATTTCGTCTTTTGGGCGCAGTACAACAAGCAGATGAACCAGATGCTGGAAGCGCTGCTTGCATCGTTCCTTCCACAAGGTAACGCCTGGAGGTTGGAGACTCCAAAGGGTTATTGGTTCATTGCGACTGTCGATGCAAACACGTACACTGCAGACAACAACGCTGATGATTACTCACAAGAGGAAAGGATCGTCCGTTACAAGTTCAGCATCAAGGTTCCTGGTTACGTGCTGGCATCAAACGTCCCAGGGGCACCTGTTCCAATCAAACGGTACGTATCATCGCCAATCATTACGTTCAAGACCAACATTGGAAACATCAGCGCTGTTGCAGGTCCTGCGACCGTTGATGATCCCTTCCTTGGTGCCGACGATCCAACGTTGCCGCTGACGAACGATCAATCACCTCAACGTGATCAGCGCTTCGTTGATGGTGGGTTGCTGTACCCTGGTGTGGGCTCAAGTCCAAGTGAAACGGGCGCTCGTGATCCTGCGTTGAGAGCGTTACCTCGAGGAACAAACCCATCGCAGTACCAGAAGATCACTGGCGTTGATCGAGATGGAAATACAGTGACACGACTGGTCAAGATCAAGAACGTGAACGCCTTCTCAGGTGAGACGGTTCTTTCACCTGACGATGTGTTGGATGGTCTTACCATCGTTCTCACTGATGGTTGACGTGTCAAGTCACAACGCAAGCTAACAATGTGACAAGGCGTTGCTATTTATCTCAGCGATTCACCGCAAACGCTAGCTAGAGGAGCAGGGTAATGCCTCAACAGAATTTCTTGTCGCCGAATTTTTTCGATCGTGAGATTGATCAATCGCAGCCCACTCCTACGGGCCCGGTTGGAACTCCCGCGGGTGTTATCGGAACCTCGAACAGAGGTCCTGCATTCATCCCGGTGACAGTCGGTAATTTCGATCAGTTCATCAATGAGTTCGGCAACCTGGATCCGAAGAGGTTCGGTCCTTACGCGGCCAACGTCTTTTTGGCTAACCGAAGTTCTTTGACGTTCATGAGGATCTTGGGCGCTGGCGCGAATGCATCCGACACTGACATCGGAGTGACGCAGGAAACAGGTCAGGTCCTCAACGCAGGCTTTCACCTCGATGGAGCGGCTACGCAGGATCCCCACGGTCGCTACGATGCAACGGTGCAGTTCATCGTCGCTCAGCACACCAAGCAACCGAATGAGGCGTTCGGACAGGCTGACTTCACCGACAACGATTCCTTCAGCAACTCTGTCGTCAACCTTGTCCGCGGCGTTGTTCTGATGGCATCAGGCTCCAAGCTGATGGTGACGGACTACAACCGTAGCCTGACGAACGGTGCAGTCAACTCAATGCTGGATTCGGGCGTCGCTGATAGCAACGGTAACTTCAAGCTGGTCATCTCAACATCGTTGGGCAACGCCTTCTTCAACAACGACGGTAACCCTGGCGTTCACATCCTGACCGCATCGCTCGATCCATCCGCGCCGAACTACATCGCGAAGATCCTCAACACCGATCCCGATCAGTTCGTGGCGACGAATCACCTGTTGTACAGCGACTTTGCTGTTGATGATGAGATTGCGACCGTCGATGGTTCTGTCGTCGGCGTCGTAGTAGGCTCCAGCAACACCAGCGTCAATTCCGGCGATGACACCAAGCCATTCCGTAAGGCGTTCGGTGCGTTCAACACGCGCTTCCAGACGCCGACCTCGCCGTTCTTCATCAGCCAACCCTTCGGTACAACGGAGTACGATCTCTTCAGGGTCGAAGCGTTGGACGACGGTGCTTACTCCAACAACCTCGTCAAGATTTCGATCGTTGGTGTTAACGCATCGCTTGATGCAGCCAACAAGTACGGTACCTTTGCAGTGCAGGTTCGTGCGTTCACTGACAATGACACCAACCCGCTGGTGCTCGAGCAGTTCAACAACTGCTCTTTGGATCCCACCGCGGACAACTACGTCGCAAATATCATCGGTGACAGGAAGTTGTACTACAACTTTGATGCGACGGATCCCAACGAGCGCCGCGTTGTCGCCAGCGGCAAGTACGCCAACAACTCGTCGTACGTCCGCGTGGTGATGAACGATGCGGTCGATCGCGGTGTCATCCCTCCTCAAGCGTTGCCATTCGGTTTCCGCGGTGCCAGCGTCCTGAAGACAAACGACACCCTGACCGATCAGAACCCGAACTCTCTCCTCGCGCGTATTTCAGGTGCGCTGACCGGTTCAATGCTGGCTCTCAGCGGTGCCATTGTTCCTCCCGTTCCCTTCCGTTCGAAGGTAACGAAGGGCCAGCGACCGACGACCGCACTGTGGTTCGGTCAACCCGGCATCACCGAGCTTTCGGTGCCGTTGTACTACTGGGGCGCTAAGTTCGAGCGCAACGACATTCCGTTGGATCCAAACCTCGAGACGCTGCCAAATTCACTGTTGAACTCATTGACGCAATTCCAGGGCATCTCCCAACTGGATACGTTGGTCACCGGTTCGGGTGCAGACAAGCTGAACGACAACAAATTCACCCTAGCACGCGTTGCGTTCTCAAACGGTTCCATCAACGACCTGACCGCGTCGATTGACACCCACATGCGTGAGGCGGCCTACATCCGCAACGGCAAGGTTGATTCCACGCTGTACACCGTCAACGATCACACGCTTGGCCCTCGCATCACGTTCGCTACGCTGCTGGGCAAGGCGCCTCCGGCGACGTTCAACCGCTTCTCACCGTACCTCAAGTTCACCACATTTATGGCGGGTGGATTCGATGGTGTCAACTTCCTCGATCCTGATGCACGCAGGATGAACGACTACTCAACCAGCTTCGTGGGTGAAGCTGAGGCAGGTTTCGTACCGTCTGGATTCATTGACAACCAGACGGGCGTAGGGCAACAGAATGCCGCCGTTGCCTCCTACGTAGCTGCTATCAACATCATGACCGATCCGATGCAGGTTAACCACAACCTGCTTGTGATCCCGGGCATCCGCGAGCCGTTCATCACTGACTACGCGAGCCAAAACGTGAAGAGCTACGGTTTGGCATTCTACCCGATGGACCTCGAGAAGTTCGACGAGTACCAAAACAGGCTCTTCGATACCTCCACGACCCATCCTGACGTCGATCAGACTGCGATCGGTCTGAACACGCGTGGTATCGACAACAACTACGTCGGAACGTACTTTCCGGACGTTTACATCAACGACTCGACTAACAATCGTCGGGTGAAGATTCCGGCGTCGATCGCTGCGCTGGGCGCCTTGGGCTTCAACGATCGTGTGGGTTACCCGTGGTTCGCACCGGCAGGTTTCAATCGCGCATCGTTGGACTTCGTCACCAACGTTGAGGTCAGACTGACGTCGGCTGATCGTGATACCCTGTACTCCAGCCGCATCAACCCGATTGCCACCTTCCCGAGGCAGGGATTCGTCATCTTCGGACAGAAGACGCTGCAGGTCAAGAGCTCCGCTCTGGACCGCGTTAACGTCCGTCGGTTGCTGTTGGAGGTCAAGCGCATCATCATCAACATCGCGTTGCAGCTGGAGTTCGAGCAGAACACGCCTGATGTTTGGAACAAGTTCGTCTCTCAAGCCGTCTCGGCGCTGGGTTTGATCCAGACCCAAGCAGGTATCGAAGCGTTCCAGGTCATCATGAACGAAACCAACAATACGCAGCAGGACATCGACCTCAACAAGCTCAACGGTCGCATCGTGATTGTTCCCACGAGGGTGATTGAGTTCATCGCTGTCGATTTCATTATAACCAACTCGGGAGTCGCGTTCGGTGCCTAACTCAGACATCACCTTTGGGTGATGCGTAATTCACTACGTGAAGCAATGGCATGTGTATGAAGATTGGACACTAGAAGAACAACCTCGATGTTTCTATGTTGGTAAAGGCGACGATGATCGTGTTGCTAAGCTGAAACGTAACAGCGAAGGACACTCTGACATCGCCTTCCAACATGGATAACGTCGTGTTGTAGTTGAAACAGTTGTCACCCATCACACAGGAATCACATCGTCTGATTTCAGTGTGATGTTCTTGGGGTGCACACGATAGTTACTCGTAAGCCGTTGCTAGCGATTACGAAAATGTCAACGACGGCATAGTTAGAACACAGGAGAACTGCTTTGGCACAACTCAAGTTTGGATCCGCAGGCGTCACAGCAACCGAAATCGACCTTTCGGGTCCCACAACCCAACAGCCCACAGGTGTTCCAGCGGGCGTTGTCGGTACCTCCTTGAAGGGTCCGGCTTTCGTTCCTGTCACCATCGGTGTAACGAGCGACTTCTACGCCAAGTTCGGTCAGACCGATGGCAAGAAGTTCGGACCTCTCGCAGTGACTGAATGGCTTCGTAATGCACGTGCATTGACCTACCTCAAGGTTCTGGGAACCGGTGACGGTACGCAGCGCAATGTTCAGACGGGCATTGTCAACCGCGGTGGTTTCACTGTCGGCGAGAAGGAGCCCGATTACGACAACTCAGGCATCCTGAGCGCCAACCCCTACGCTAACATCGGTGGTCCTACAGGCCGAACCTACTTCCTTGGCGCTTTCATGTCAGAGTCGGCGGGTTCCACGATCTTCAGCTCGGCTGGTCTACAGACGGGTTCCGCGGCCCAACCGATCGTTCGAGGCGTATTGATGGCTGCTTCTGGTGTTGTGCTGACCCTGTCGTCGACTTGCGTGCCCAGCCCTCAACCCAGCGCTTACGCCGTTGGCAGCGATGGTAACGGTTCTTCGTTGGGAGCGGCGGTCCTGCTGCAGAACAACATCGCCAAGCAGGACTTCGTCATGCTGTTGAACGGTCACCAGGGAACGAATCCGTTGTATCCAAACATGATCACCGCATCGTTCGATGTAACGTCTCCGAACTACTTCGCACACGTTCTCAACACAGATCCCAACAACCTTCAACAGGCGGGTCACTACGTCTATGCATTTTGAAGGT